GCGTTTTCTCTCTTAAGAGCTGCTTCCCATTCACCCTGATGTGTTCTAGTATAGGAGGGATTAAGATCATTCATTTCCAGTATATCGTCTCGAATGTTCTGATTTTTCTTTTCGATGTTAATAATACGAACAAAAGAGTTTGTGACAGCAGCAGTGTAATAGGCAAATGGATTGTTTGATTTGGATTCGTCAAACTGTAGGCCTATCTGCGACAGCTGTAGTATTGCCTGTCCTTTCATTTCGTCATTGTAGGTGTAGCCGCGAACGTTGCCTTTTGTGGCATATCGATCTACCAGTTTCAGCCACATGCGAGCCAGTGTGTCTGTGGCCTGTCCTTTGGTTTTATCAAACTCGCCTGAGTCTACATCACCGCGCCAGTGTGATTTGCCCACGCAGATCAAATTGTCATTGTCGTCAAACTTCCAATGCTGAAAAGGAGGAAAGTTCAGTTTGGTTTTTGTGTCTGCCACAGTCTTTGGATTCTTCTTTCTACCAGGCTCTTCTGGCACATGATCAAATGTCATAACACGAAAGATCAATTCGCGCTTGGTGATTTTTTTGTAATCGATCTCACAGTCGGCCTGTTTTACTTTTTCACCTGCTAGTTTGCGTGCTTCAAAATCTGCCTGAGAAAGGCGTTTTGCTTTGTTGCGCTTGGCTTCTGCAATTGTGCGAATGTTAATTCTTTCTAGAGAAGGCAAAATAATATCATACTGATGATAGTCAGGATCTGTGAACGAACAGTATGTGGTTTTTGATTTGTGTATTTCTTTTAATAGATCTTTGTTATTAAGATAGTTAACTTTTCTCAACGATTGCTCCTAAGTAATTGTATTTATTATAAAGTATGCAGTTAATTTTGTCAACTAAATACTGCAAGGAGAAAACAACATGGCAATACCAAATCCTGTGGATTTAGCAACTGATGCATTTGACAGAGCAAAAACAGGCATAACTGATGCAATCGAAGATGTGGGTTTTGGCAAATCATTGCGTTCAAAAAATCTCTCGCCAGGCGCACAGCCTCAGTCTACTCCCTTTGCAGACGGAAGTTGGGGCAGCGAAGAACGTGTCGACTGGCGAGTAAAGCTCAGTTTGCCCAAGCAAGGTGCATACCGTATTCCTCAAAATGGCGAACCGCATCTATTGAGCGAGCTGGAAAAAACAAACGGCCTGGTATTTCCTTATACTCCGCAGGTTTTTGTTACTCACAGTGCCAGCTATGACATGCTGGCTCCGACTCACTCCAATTATCCATTTCCTGTTTATCAAAATTCAGCAGTGGATCAGTTCACAATCACCGGCGATTTCACAGCAGAAAACGCAGCAGAAGGCAGGTATTGGATAGCTGCAATTCAGTATCTGCGTTCTGTGACCAAAATGGCATATGGCAACAGCACACTGAAGGGCACTCCGCCGCCTGTGGTAAAACTCAACGGTTATGGAGATTTTGTATTCAAAAATGTACCAGTTGTGCTGGAGAACTATAACTTGACTATGCCAGAAGATGTGGATTATATAAAAGTGCCAGTTGGCGCAAAAGGATCATGGGTGCCCACAAATTCAAACGTTGCAATCTCGTTGAGAGTGGCCTACAGCAGAGACAAAGTCAATCAGTTCTCACTTGACACGTTTGTCAAAGGCGGTTATGTAACCGACCCTAACAGCACTGGATATATCTAATGGCAACATACAGTTCATCGTCTCCTTGGTATAACACAAAAATAATCAACAGTCAGTATCTAGATATACTGAACATTAGATCTGTGCCTTCTTCCAACAACGACATACGCTACACCATTGAGCCGCAATACAACCATAGGCCCGACCTTTTGGCATACGATCTCTATGGAGATCACAAACTGTGGTGGGTGTTTGCACAGAGAAATCTCAACAGCCTAAAAGACCCTGTGTATGATTTTGAATCAGGCACAGAGATATATCTGCCTCAAGGCAGCGCACTCAGCGAATTGTTAGGTTTATAATGCCAGCAACTATATCAACTGCAATAGAAAGATTCGAAACAGCTCCTGCAAAACCCGCAGCACAAAACGTGGATGCAGAATCACCTGCGCAGAACGAATCACAGGTACAAACCAATAATTCCAGACTGCCTTTGGAAAATCCACTGAGCTCGTATGCTTCTTTCAACTGTATTTTCACATTGGGTATTCTGACCAACGAACAAACCACGTTTCCTGATCAGACTTATCGTCAAGGACAGCCTTTTAGAACATTAATTCGATCCGGAGGAACTGTAAACAGGCAAGTGCAGACCAAGTACGAACAGGATTTTGGCATCACCGGCGAGTATTTTATTGACAATGTAAATGTGGAATCAGTTATTGCACCAACTGGTAAAACACGTCAAACAAACGCTACCAAAATAAGTTTCACAGTAACCGAACCTTACTCAATGGGACTGTTTTTGCAGACCATGGCACAGTCTGCATTTGAAGCCGGACACACCAATTATGCCAAAGCACCTTACCTGCTTACCATAGAATTTATCGGATATGACACCGACGGCAATGCCTACTCTGTGCCAAATACCAAGCGTTATTTTCCCATGTTCTTTTCTGGAATCAATTTCAATGTTACTGCCGGCGGCAGCGAGTACAGCATTGAGGCTATTCCCTGGAACGAGTCGGCCTTTGCAGACGAAATACAAACAGTCAAAGAAAACATAGACATCAAAGGCGAGACTGTTGCTGATTTTCTGCAAATCGGCGAAGAGGACAACGAAAGTCTCACATACTGGTTAAATCGTCCAGAAGTTGCTGACGAAGAAGCAGACAACAAGCAGACCAGAGACGAATATGTGATAATGTTCCCTACAGCAGAGTCGTCTGTGGAAGAAAACATATTTGACACATCACAGAGAACCGGCACTGCCACACAAAATGTTGACCAAGGCTCATCGTCGGCGCAGGTTAACGTCAAATCAGTCACAGCAGAGCAGGTGAGAAATTATGTGGAGGACGACGCCAACATTAACAAAATAGGCAAATCCAAAATTGTGTCATCAGCGTTTGAAGCAGGTAATCAGGTTTTTGGACGTCCAGAATTTGAAGAAGAAAACCCCGGCGTGTTTTCCAGAGGCAATATCACAATTTCTGAAAACGGCAGAAGAATGACATTCAAACAGGGCACTAGAATACAGGAGATAATAGAAGAAATACTGTTGCTGTCTCAGTACGGTCGCAACCTTGCCACTCAAGAAGCCGATTCAGAAGGCATGAAAGAATGGTTCAAAATTGAGTCCAGTGTTTATCCAATCACTGATCCGGAATCTGAAAGTCAACGAGGCCAGAGTGCCCGAGTTTTTGTGTACCGGGTGGTTCCTTATCGTTACAATGCAATTGCCACAAACAAACCGTCTGCGCCTACTCCTGGCCTTGAACAGCTGAAAGCAAATTCTGTGAAAAAATATGATTACATCTATTCGGGCCAGAACGATGACATTTTGTCTTTTGACATACAGTTTAACACCGCGTTCTTTCAGGCAATTCAGTTTGATTTAGGTCAACTGGGTCAAGATCAAAAAGAAGGCGGTGCCGCTGCTTCTATAAATCCTGATCCAGAGACCACTCCTACTGTGCCCGATGGACGTCAAAACAACGACGGTCAAGGCACTCAAGAAGCACAGTCATCCATACAAAATGTAGGAGCAGTACAGCAGTCCGACGGCGGCGGCACTAGAAATTCTACAGAAACAGCAATTGCCAGAATGTTCAATGAAGCCATTGTTAACGGTGTTGATTTGATCACTGCAAATATGGAGATTCTGGGAGATCCTTATTTCATTGCAGACAGCGGTCAAGGCAATTACACGGCTCTAATCAGTGATGTCAGTCCTAATATCACAGAAGACGGCACTATAAACTATCAAAGAAAAGAAGTAGATGTTATAGTGAATTTCAGAACACCTGTGGACATAGGCGAAGATGGATTTATGCAGTTTCCCACAGTGGACTCAGAACCAGTGTCTCAATTTTCTGGTGTGTACAAAGTGGTCACAGTTATCAATTCTTTTGCACAAAACAAATTTACACAAACGCTTGAACTGATACGCAGAAGAAATCAAAAACCAGAAGAAGCAGAAGCAGACAACGACAGTGTTGCAGAGACAGGCGGCACAGAAAACCAACAGGCAGAAACACGATCGAGCAACCCTGGATTACCCGGCACGCATCCGCGTGCAGCAGGAGATTTGAACAATAAGCCATCTGCACAAGAGTTAAGAAATAGAAATAGAGAAAGTCAAGCAAGCCCGCCGCCTGAGGAACAAACTGGTACTGGAACAAATGTGCCTGGCTCCGGCTCAGGCCCTATAAGTGCTTGATTTAATTGGACATATTAATGGCAGATAGAGTAAACAGATACACAGGAACAACCAAACGAACTGTCGGTGAAGCAGTTGAGAAAAATCTCAACCCTGGACCGTTTATTGCTGTTGTGAGATCGCATCTTGACCCTACCTACATGGGCGGGTTGGAAGTAGAGTTGCTGACCAGAACCAAAGGTGGCAATTTACCCAAAGGTCCAATACCTGTAAAATACCTCAGTCCGTTTGCAGGACAGACCAGTTTCGACGGGCTAAGGCCCAACGACGGCGATCAGTACAGCCAGAAATCCTATGGTTTCTGGTTTGTGCCGCCTGATGTAGGTTCCAGAGTACTGGTTATATTTGCTGAAGGCGGCCAGGGATTCTGGATTGGTTGCATCCCCGACGAACAGACCAACTTCATGACTCCTGCAGGCGACGCTGCAACGACCTATAACGAAGATGACACTGCTAAAAAAGTTCCTGTAGGCGAATACAACAAAAGTCTACAGGAATTAGGCAAAAAAGATCCCACACGTTTTTTAAAGCCTGTAAATTCGCGGTTTACAGAAATACTCAATAATCAAGGACTGCTGGAAGACGAAACCAGAGGCCTGACTTCCAGCAGCGCTCGCAGAGAATTGCCGTCTGCAGTTTATGGTATATCAACTCCTGGGCCGTCCGATAGAACAGCAGGTTCGCACAGATTCAATTACGGATTCAGTGATCAACAGGTTTATCACAACAGGCTGGGCGGTTCGTCGCTGGTTTTCGACGACGGAGATGCTTCTAAGTTAAGAACAGGTCCTGCAAAAGATGTGCCCTACGAATATGTGAACAAAGAACAGAATCAGGCAGGAGGGGATCCTGCAATACCTCACAATGAAATGCTGCGGTTGAAGACACGCACAGGACATCAGATTATTCTTCACAATGCAGAAGACTTGATTTACATATCTAACGCACAAGGCACTGCATGGGTAGAACTAACTGCGAACGGCAAAATAGACGTATATGCAGAAGATTCAATATCAGTGCATTCCAAACAGGATGTCAACATCAAAGCAGACAGAGACATCAACATGGAAGCAGGCAGAGATTTCAATGTAAAAGCATCAAAAACATATCAAAAAAATGAAGAAAGTCCGCTAGAAGGAGGAGATATAAGATTTGAAGCAAAGTCAAACTATTCTTTAAAAGTCGATGAAAATTCTAAAATAACAACTGGTAAACAGTTTGATGTTAACACCGGCACAGCAAACTATTTCACA